TAAGTCGCCATGTCATTTCCTACGAGATTTTAAATGTGTATAAAGGGGCTAACACTAAGCCAGCCCCCTTAAGTTATTTTATGCTAAGTTATATTTAGCTGTTACCAACGCTTCTGGACGTAAGATCTTGCGTCCGTAAAGATGCATACCACGGCAGATGTCAGCGAATGAATCTGGATCACGGTATGTTTCTGTTTTGTTGATTTGCTCTGCAGTTGCTACAGCCGAGTCATGACCAGCTACGATAACACCGTAGTTAGCATTTTGGTTAGCTGTGTTTGTAGTTCCTGCACCAGTACCTACTGATGGTAAGTTACTTGAAGTATATACACGGAAACCGTGGAAGTTGTTCAAGACTAGACCATTACGTAATCCACCTGACTCACCGAAGTCTGCGTTAAACAAACGTGAATCTTCATCACGAAGGATTTCCATCATGATAGGATCAAGTACTAACCATCTACCTGCAGTGTCTACTTGGTTCTGATCTAACAAACGACCCATACGTGAAATCAACATTGCTGGTGATACGTATGCTGTTGGTAGAGCAGTTGCTCCTGGTAAACGTGCTGCAACTGGGATCGAGTGATCACCTGCTGAAGTTGTAGTAATGTTTCCGAAGTCACCTTTTTTCAGCTTGTTAGCTGCAAGTAATTCGTCTGAACCAGCAGCTGTATTAGCTTTAGTTCCATTTACTGCATCGTTGACTGCGGCTGCATTAGCATGTAGAGCAGACTGTTTATAACCACTTAAGTAACCCAATACTTCTTGGTCATGCTGATCAGCCAAGCGGAAAGCCGCACGGTTGGTAGCCATGTCCATGAAATTAACATGAGAGTGTGCTTCTTCGATGTCGTCGATTTTAAATGCAAAGTAGTTTGCTTTATCTACAACAAGTGAAAAATCAGCATCAGCTAAATCTTGTGCAGCTATGGTCGTGCCACGCTTGTATGCTGATACGCTTACTTCAGGCTCTTTTATAATTTTCACTGTATCGCCTTGTGCAGCGATCTCACCGAAATAATCAGAGTTAGTGATGTCTCCACATACTGTGGACTTGCGGAATGCAAGTTGTACTTTTTTTGAATAAATTACGGAACTAAAGTTACCATTCGGTAAGTTTGTATATCCGCTTGCGGATGCAAATGCCATTATAATCCTCCATTAGGTGTTTGGCTTAGTTTTAAGTAAGCTAAACGAACCGATAAGAGGCTGTACTTTCTAGGGTGCATGTATATTTAAGTTGTAAGGATCAGTCACAATATTAAACTACACGGGCCTATACTTATTCAGGTAGGTCTTATTATTGGTATGTTTAGACTTATTGAGATAGTGTCTTAATAGTAAGGTGGTCACAGTGTGAGGCTTACTACAGGTTAAAGACACCTATAGTTATACATTATAGTCTATAGATGTCAATACTTTATTTGCAATTAACGTGCGCCACCTGTCATATCATAGGTAAACTTACCTGCACGTATTGCTTCCATGATAGCATCAGAGTTTTTCTCGTACTCACTAGCTGTCATCTTGTGTACTTGAGACTCGCTGAAGTGTCCAGCCACATCGTTAGAGTCAGGCTTAGTAGAACGTTTAGTTACTACTGCAGAAGCCGCCGCTTTAGTAGCTTTCTTTTTAGACTTAGTATCTAAACCATTGTGCATCTTGTATAGATCTATTACACGAGCAACTGATGCAGGGTCTTCAGAGTTGTCGTATAGAGCATCTTTGACCCACTTAGGTTCTTTCTTAGCCCAATCGTGAAAAGCATCACTATCACGTAGTTCATCAAAGTCAGGGTGTATGGCTCTGATTTCTTGCTCTAGCTTACTACGAGTAGCTTCTTCACTAATGCGATCAATCTCTTTTAGTCTTGCCTCAGCACCAGAAAATCGTTCATCTGCTTTCTTAGATGCAATAGTTTCTACTATAGCCGCAATGTCAGGAAACTCATTAGCCCACGCCTCAATATCTTCGTCTGACTTGGGTGGCCTAAGAGTACCACTTGTTTCAGCATTCTCTAGTTTAGACTGTAATTGTTTTATTTCTGCAGACTGTTTGTTTAAATGATCACGTAAATCACTATAACGTTTTTTGTATGTGCGTTCTTCACTACTTAACGTTTCATCTTTCTTATCAGATTCATCACTAAGTTCTTGAGTCTCATCATCAGGTTCTTGATCTTCTGAAGTATCTTCCTCATTCTGTTCCCCTTTCATGAGCTTGTCTAGCTCTTCTTCTTCTTGTTCTATACGTCTCCTGTTAGCTTTATTGGTATAGTTAGGGTCAACGAACCCTGATACTTTAGGAGATTCTACTGTTTCTAATTCAGGCATATTGTTTTCCTTTATGTTGGGGCCAGCTTTTTGAGCCGGGTAGCCTTATAGTTTTTATAGGATAGTCTTTTAGTTATTACTTTTTCTTCTTCATCAAGCCGCCCTTATTATATCTTCCGGGCTTGCTCCAATCTGTTTTACTGTTACCTGTTCGTCCTCTACCTGCACTATATTTACTAGAGTTATTGTTACTAGAGTTGTTGTTATTACTAGAAGTATTTCTTGAGCTTGTATTACGGGTAGGGCTAGAACTACTTTCTCTAGCTAGTCTAGCTCTTTTAGCTAAGGCACTCTCGTAACCTACATCGCCAGCCCTTTTGCCACTAGCATCTGTACGACTTCTAGATGCATCTACTGTAGCCTTACCACTTTTATTTCTCATAGCGGCTACAGTGTCAGATATTCTGGCAGACTCTGCTTTACTGACTGTTCTGTCTCTATCAGAGCTTAAATTTCTTTCGGCTGGAGTTGAATCTATAGTATCAAAAGAAGTACCTATGCTAGTTCTTGACGATGTAGTATTAGCAAATAAGTCATCGCCTAGAGTATCTTTAATTACATCTGTCAGACCCCAACCATTAGAAACTAGACCCATAAGAGGGCCTCCTAATCCGTGTTGCTCTTTATATTGTGCGGCTAGTTCTTTAAGTTCTGCTATCTCTTCGGCAGATGTTTGTCCTTGTTTCTCTAGCATACGTATGTGTGCATTAGTTTGACCTAATATCATAAGTTGTGGTCTTTTAGCCATAATACCAGTCTTATCAAACTTACTGATAAACTGTATTATACCATGTTGAGCTTCTAGTTCAGCTTCCATAGCTTGCTTAGTAGTTTGATAAAGACCTTCAGAACTAGTGTAATCATATCTCTTCATCCAATCTGTATCTTTCATGGATTCTTCTAGTAGCTTCTGAGAGGCACTACGAGTATCTTCATCTCTATTTTCTCTAGGTGCTACAGTTTCTACAGGAGTAACAGGAGTACCTGTTCCTGCCGGTCTTATTATGTAACCTGCAGGTACAACTTGTGTAGGTTGATTAGTAGCTTTGTCGTGAGCTATCATCATAGTATCACCTGTAGTAGGATTGTAATACTCAACCATAATAGTTTCTATTTCTTGTACAGGAGAAGATCCTGCGCCTGACCCTCCTCCAAAGACAGAGAAACCTAACCCATAATTACTAGGAGTGAAACCTAATGCACCACCTGTATTAAAAGCTCTTTCAGTCTGTCTATTAGCGGACTGCATCTCTTGAGGATTCATGTTAGCACCAGTAGTATTTAATGTAACACCTCTACTAGCAAGCTCTTGCATTAACGCTGGACTATTCTGTGCGGCTATCATAAACTTATCAATAAGAGCATCTACTCTTGTAGGGTCAGTGTTAAGAGGAGCTTGAACTGCACCACCATCTGCATAACCTACAGACATACCTTTAGCGTTCATACGAGCATTGATTAACTTATCACTCTTAGCGGCAGTAGCTAACTTATCCATCAAGCCACCATCAGCTACCCCTGTAGCCATAGCTTGTTCTAGTGCGGCTAAGTCTTCTTCCGTTATGTCCTGCATACCCTCCATACCGCCTTCTGTTGGCGTGGCTGGTACAGGCTCTCCACCTATACGACCATCTGCATCCATCTGAGATAAACCCATCTTAGCTTCATTACGCATGTCTTCAAAGACTTTCACACCAAAGTAACGAACAACATCTGCAGGTACAACGTATTCACCTTCACTGAGTCTAGCGTCTATATCATCACGCACCTCTTCAGGTAAAGATCCCGGAGGAACTTCGTTTCCGCTTACTGGGTCTACGTCATTAGATCCACCAGTTAATGCCATTTCCATTTGTCTGCTCATTGAGTTGCTCCTTGGGTATTTCTATGTACTGCCATTTACTTCATCCCTTAAGTATTTAAGTTTTCGTAGTCCTGCTATCTCGCCTTGGCAACGAAACATTTCATCTGTAGTCTTAACTTGTTCCATCTTCTTGTGTGACTGTGCTATCTTAGCATCAAGAGTTTCACAGAAAGAATCCCATAAGGGTTTGTCGTTTACTAGTTTCTTTATTTGCATTATGAGGGTCTTTGCATTAAGCCGGGCTTCTTAACTAAGCCACCTTCGTTAAATCTTAGTTCTTCTTTTTGTGGGTTAAACTTAAAGTTAGATATGTCTAGTTGTGTGCCAGCCGTAGTACGTTCACCACCACCACCAGCACCTTCTCCTGTATACATCAAGTCTCTAGTGCCTACTTTAATTGTACCCTTAGATTCTTTATTTAATTCATTTATAACTTTACGAAGTGAGTCTTCATAGGTCTTCTTAAAAACTCTCTCGTAGTAATCTATAGCAAACTTTCTTTCTTCTTCAGAACCTTTTTGTTTAGCTTTTTCGTACTTCTTAGCTATCTCTGATCCTGCTTCTGTTTCCATAGCTTCACTTATACTACTAGCTCTTATTCTAGCTATCTCTTTGTAATTAGGAATAACTATTTTGTCTATGCCTTGAGACTTAGCAAAAGATATATTAGCAAGTAGTAATCTTTTTAAGTAATCACTTCTACTTACTACAGGCGACTTAGTTTCAAACTCTCTAAATTTATCTCTATAATAAGAAACTGTATTTTTATCAATAGCATTATGAACTCTAGCCATTTCATTTATTATTATATTATCTGCGTCTTGCCAAGGTACTGTAGGGGCAACTTTTTTCATAGTTATTAAAGCGTCTATAACAATCTCTAACATTGTGTTAGATCTAGATTCTGGTATAGTTAGACTATATTCTTCTTCTAACTCGTTTTTAAATTCTTTAAGAAACTTAGATTTAGATTTTAGCCTTTCTGTAGCAGAACCTACTTTATCTCTAAATATAAAACCTGCATAATTACTAGTACCTTCTTTTACATTTAAATAATGTTTATCATCGTGATACTTACCGTAATATTTAATTACAGTTTCTAAAATATCTTTATCCAGAGTAATGTCTTCAATATTCTCTAATTGCTCTTCTAAATCTAATATACTATCTTTAATAAAAGCTTCTTTTTTCTCTTTAGCTAACTTAGGATTTGTACGTACTCCTCGTTTAGCTACCTTACTAATAAATGTAGATAAATCTGATTGTGCTTCTTCTATAAGTAAGTACATATCTTCAGGATCAAAATAGTTTTGTCTAACAGAAGACCTACTATGTCCTAAGTTTTTAGCCCCTCCATAATGCATAAATTTCGCATCTTTAGGGGATACTAAATCTTTGTTTGCTTGTAGTTGATGTACAACATAATTTACTTCTCTATCTAAAATCTGTTGTCGTTGAATGCTTCTATATACATCAGTAGAGGGAGGATACAAAGTATCAACTGTATATCTGTCCGTACCTTTTTCTCTAGCTATATTTAATGCTTCTTCTCTAGAGTATAAACGTTTAGGATCTAAGTCAAGATCAAAAGAATCTAATTCAGCCTTTGCTACATTAGGTGCACGTTTATTTAGGAAGGCTGATATGTTTTCCCCTTTAGTACCCTTCTTACCTATAGACATCTGTTCTAAAGTGTTGACAACGGGACTATAGAAAGTTGATTGATAAAAACCTTTTTCGTCTACACTTTCAGTTCCCGGTTCTCTTGTCTGAACTAAAGGATTCATTTTAGACTTAGGTATAGTTAAATCAGGAGTACGACCTTTAGAGGTAACACCCTCAAACGCCTCTGTCAGTTCTTTAGCTATGAGTTTACTGAGTGCACCCATTACTGTACGTTTCCACTAAATCCCGGCTCTCCGGGCGTAGCCGCCGCACCTACACCGATGTTACCACCTCCGCCACCAGTCATATCTTGTGGGCCTGTAGGAGCTTGTCCTTGAGGTGTTGTAGGTGGTGCATTTGGATCAGTAGGCTCAGGAGGAGCTTGGAATCCTTTTAGTATCTCTGCCTGTATTGCCGCATCGTCCATAGAGTTAGTCACCTTGTCAGGATCTAAGTCCATGCTTATAGCAATCTCACGGATGATATAGTCCATCTTAGCAAACGGAGCTAAGGTAGGATTCTGTGCAACTTGTAAGAATTGCATTAGTCTTTGTGATCTGACTTCGTTAGCCATGAGAGAAGCAGTACCTTGAGCCTTTACGTCTAAGTCACCCTTAATGCTAGGATCATAGTCGAACTGCATGTTGAAGCTAAAGAAAGCTTTGCCTAAGGGATTCAATAAGTAGTCATCTACGTTCTTAATAACTGTACGAATAGAACCGTTAGCCGCAGACATAAGCATAGAGATACCTGAAGCTGTACGACCTACACCTGACACACCGGTTTGACCGTGAGCAAAGCTAGGGAAGCCAGTCGATTCGTCTGACAATACTCTTGCCTTATCGAACAACTGCATGTTCTCTCCAGCTACGTTAGGGAACTTTGTGCCGAAGATAGCCTGTCCGGGTGCACCTCCTTGTCTACGAAACACCTTGCCGGGATACACAGATAGATCTTGTCCCGGAACTAAGTTAGTCTCATCTACTTCAATCAGTAAGTTACCAGACAACACAGCATTATCAACAGCCATACGCATGAAGCCATTCATTAGCGTTTGAGTGTCATCCATGTTCTCTGCTATACCTACACCGAAGAAGCTGTAAGGGTTAATCTCATAAGGTACAGCATAGTAAGGTATAAGAGCAGGTTTGAATGGATTCATAACCATACGAATAACTTGACCGTTACACGACCATAGGTTTACGTTTACTTGCTCTGAATCTTTTAACTCACTAGGAATCTTAAGGTCATGGTCTTCTAGCACTTCACGATCAACAAAACCCCAGAACTCTTTTACTTCATAGCGTTCTGCTTTAGAGCCTTGCTCATCATCCTCCATGACTTGCTCCCACCACTTCTTCTCGTAGGACTCACCCAACTTAATAGCTGTGTCTATAGAGTTGTCACGGAAGAAAGGACGACCTTTGAGTGCTCTTAATTGTGAGCGTGACATCTTGTGTCTCTCTATGATGTACTCAGCCTCATCCATGTTAGCCGCATCAGGATCAGGATAGAAGTCCCATATAGAAACATTACTCGTAGATGGTACAGTCTTTATTACAGGGTCATAGTTACCTTCATCATCCCAACGTGGATACTCTTTGTTAGTAGCAAATGGGCCTTTCATTATACCTGTACCGAATAGAGCACATTCAAATGCGGCTAAGCGAAGCTGTTTGTTAGCTCCGCTTTCTTCTAACTGATCATGTATCTTTTTCTGCATCTTCTTAGCGGCAACTTGTGCAGGGCGCACTGTTACAGTAGAAGGTGTAGTTCCCGGCCCTTCAACTAGTTTATCCATTACAGGCTCTAGTTTGTTAGCCATACCACCTAGTCGTTCCGACAATTGTTGCATTGTCTCGCCCGGCTGTAATTTAGCTTCTTCTGTAGAGAAGGGAGAGAACGTTTGTTTTAGTTCATCTACAGCTTCATCAGCGGCAGGGTCTAAGTTAAAGTGTACAGAATCAGCTACACCTTCAGGTAAAGTAGTAGGATCTACATTAATAGGAAACTTATTGTTACCGAATAGTACATCTACTATCTGCCCGTAAGCGGCTAAAGTTTTTGTCTTAGTTACTTTAACGAATACACGAGATCTCTCAGCTTCAGTAAACTGTACATCAGGACTATATAATCCTCTGTAGTTTCTGTAAGACTTCATCCATCTGTCTTCGTCTACACGTCTTGCATCTTCAGCTTTGGAGAAGCGTTCATTAATAAAGCCTATAATATTACCTACAGAAGGATCAGATTCTAAGTCCTTCTCTTTTACATCTTCAATGTATGAAGAATCCGCAGATTCAATATTCTCTTCATAGTCGTCTTCAAAATCATTAGGGTTCATACTTAATATCCAAATGTAGGATCAGACGATTGAAAGCCTGATCTTGATGTTGCAGGGTCATAGTCAAATAAAGAACTACGAGGTCTGGTCATTATACCATATCTTAGAGCGTCATACAGGTGATCTTCAGCGTGTGTATCAACGTCTTCTGGGTTGCGTTTATCTAGTGGTATGCTAGGTAGCTGAGCTACAAGGTTAGTACAATTATTAAAGATAACTAGTCTAGGTTGTTCAGTAAACTCGTCTATCTGTAAACGTCTGTGTATTTCGTTCTTACCTGCTATACGTGAACCTTTAGATCTATCTGAAGGCCTCCATCTACAGCCTTTCATTATCATTTGTTCTGCAAGGCTAGGCCCTGTATCACCTCGTTTGTGCCACAAGGATGAGTCTAATACTCCATACCTTATAGTACCATCATCTGACTCAGCATTCAATATCATATCAGCTAAATCAGTAGCTGTAACTTTAGAGCAATACATCTCTCTATAAACAACCAACTGTTCATCTGGTGCTACAGCGAACCAGACAACTCCTGTATAACTACCGTAACCATAATCACAAGCTCTGAACTTAGCCCAGCTATTAGGTATATCATAAGGGGCTACTACATGTATCTTACGATTAAACTCAGGAAAAGCCGCACCCTCATTAATATCCCAGTCACCCTCCAGTAACTGCTTACGCTGATGTTCTGGTAGTGATAGAAGCATCGCTTCGTAGTCGCCACCATCAGCTAAGTAAGGATTGTCAAACAAACTAGCAGGTATAAACTTACGTTTGAATAACGGCTCACCTTCTTTACTATGACCTCTAGGATAAGAAAGAGTCTCTCCTGTTTCTATATCCGTAGCCCAGAACGACTTGTTAGGTGTAGAAGGATCAATAAACATCTTCTTGACCCAAGCATGTCCCGGCCCTCCGGGGTTTGTTGTAGCTCTCATGTACAAACCTAATTCAGGTGATGCACTACGCAAACGTGAACGCATATAATTCCACGCATAGGGACTGTTCCATTGAGTCAACTCATCGAAAGCTACATAGTTAAACGCCTGTCCTTGGTAACGCATAACGTCTGTGTCTTTATCCAAGTAAGACATCCATAGTCTACCACCTTGAGGTGTAGTCCATTGAGACTTTCTTTCTGACCATTTGATACCCGGAATAGCTTTAGGGTATAACTCTTGGCTCTTCTGTATAAGTTCACGTAACTCTTCTGTTGTGTGACGTACAAGTAGACCGCTAAAGTCTTTATGGTTTAGGTTACGAAGAGGGTCTGCGAGTGTGGCATAGCTCTTCCCACCTCCGGCTGCCCCTCCATATAGTACCTCTCTCTCACTAGCCGCTAGATATTGTGTCTGTGGGCCGGGATTGGGTTGAAATACTACGTCTTGAGCATACTCTACATCGAATGGGGCTGGTGCTACTTGCGCTGGTACAGTTTGTACAGGCTCTTGCTCAACTATCTTCGTCGTAGGTGTAGTAACCGAGTCTTTCTTTTTCGAGGGCTTCGTACTGCGCTTTCGTTTCTTCGAGCCAGAGGGCAAGCTTGCGTTTAATTTTAGCAAGTGACTTACGTTTTCTTTCGACATCTATACGCTTCTTAAGTCCATCATGAGTTATTTTTCTACCCGACTGTGTGGTTAACCAAGCAGATACTTCTCGGTAACTATATTGCTTCAAGTGTTTCTTTGCAAGTTCTAATAACTCTAACTCTGTAGCAATAGGTTCTAACCACCTGTCATCCTCTGGATCTATACGATATCCGAAGGGTACAGTTCGTTTAGATAGTCGTGGGATTCGCTCCCATCTTTTAATGTGAGAGGGCTTTGGTAGCATCCAATAGCCCAATTCAGTTTTCTGAAAGTCAGTCTTATGTTTCATCGCCTTGTGAGGAATCCTTTGGTGGTAATATAAATAAACCTCCGCTAGACTCTACTGCAACTTTCTCAGTCTTCACTAAGCCAGAACGGTCAAGAACCTGACCTGCAGCTATCATCCTTTCCTTAACACCTAACTGTGTAGGGTCATCTAAAGCTGAGCCATAAGCTATAGCCGCTTTCGGGCCTAGCCTAGACATATATTCTTTAGTAGCATCAAAGATTTCATCCTTTAGTGCTGACGTAATAGATCTAGTAGGCGTTGTATCACTATAACCTGCTAATCGCTTAGCCATAGCCGCATCTCCGGAAGCCTCTTCAAACAAGACTTCCAGAAACTTTTTTTGGTTCTCTGTAAGATTACGAGCCATTCATTCTCCGTCTGATATCATATCTTGCGATACCTATATCTTTTAGTTCTCTATCTGTTAGATGTGTAAGTAACCACAAATCAGCCCTAGCTTGTTGTGATCTTTGTATTGACTTATGTATTGATTTGAGTCTCTTTGAAAATGTCTTAAACATGTATATTCTCCAGTATGATACTACAAACTATTTGTAGCTTTCTGGAGCATAGTTATACATATATAGTTATATCACACTATTGCTGATATTGCAACCCCGTTATGTATTACCGGTTAGGGCTATAGAACTCTCTACAAGATATTAAAGCTTCTATAGTATTAGTAGTCTCGCCATAGGCAAGAATCTTATCTCCAGCATGTAGGTGCAATACACCATTGCCGAATACATTTTCTGCTGAGTTCCCTGAGATAGTGTGGTTTTTAAGTACATAATGATAGGTAGTATCGTCTTGGTGGTAAAACTGTAGATACACTTTCTTTGATGAGTTGTTATTGTTAGCTAAATGCAATAGGTCTACAGTAGCATCATGTAAAGGAGGACAAGTATATATAACAGTAGCGTTAGCACCCGTAGTAGTAGATGCTATCGTTACTGCTTCTGTAGCTGTAGAGTAAGCTGTCTCAACCATCTAATCTTTATTTCCTACAGTCTTTGTTGTCCAAGCTTCATTCTCAGGAGTTGTTGGATCATCCTTTACGAAATGCCCAGACTTAGTTCGAGCACGTACTTTTTTAGTTACGACAGAAGATAATATCTCTTGCACTCTGGAATCAGTACACCAATAAGAACCATAAGGATCTAAAGCAGCTAGTACATCACCCATCTTAGTAGTAACGTTTTCAGAAGTTACTAAGTAACCGCACTTTTCTAATTGATCTTTATAGTCTTTAAAGTTCATTACTTCCTCGACATCCTGTTAGGCTTCATAGATGCACCACAGTTTACTGAACCGCCTTTATTGTAACCCATCTTCTTAGCTACAGCAGGTGCGGCTTTCTTTAAGGCTTTCATACCTTTAGTCATACCGCCGTGCTTATAGCCTGACTTCTTCTTCATGTCCGAATCCTTCATCATTGTACCGTCTGGCATTCTATGATAACCTTTTTTCATTGTGAGTCCACCCTTTGATGCTCTATATTTTGCAGTCTTCTCTGCAATTTTCTTTGGTTGTTTTACGAATTGTTTACCTGCGGCTGTGCCTTTACGTTTAGCCGCAGTAGTAGCCGCATACTCTGATGCAGTCAAAGCTTCTCTTGCTTTCTTAGGAAGGTAACGTTCTCCGGTCTTGCCACTGGGCTTGCCACTCTTCGTTCCCCACTTCTCTTTAGTCCACTTCTTGAGTGATTTCTGTGAGGCTTTCATTTGTAGCCTCCTCCTTTAGCTTTGTATTGTTTAGCTAACATTTGAGCTTTACGTGCAGACCATTGACCTGCTTTACCGCCTTTAGTACCTGCTTTGATTTTGTTAAACAAGTTCTTACGCATTGTAGGCTTAGTGTAGTTACCTGCTTGGTTTACTTTTGATTTAGGTTTAGTCATTACCACTTAGCCTTATTTGCCCAGTAAGCCGCTGACATCTTGCCTCTCTTAATATTCTTGGCATGTCTAGCTTTAAAAGAGGCTCTCTTCTTTTTCATCTTGTCTGACTCACCTGCTTTAGGTTTACCTGCAGTCTTAGCACCTTGTTCACCAAACCTAATCAGTTTTATCTTAGTGCCTTCTTTAGCTAATACTGCGTGAGACTTCTTAGGGTGTCCCGGAGTACGTTTAGGTTTATTGTAACCTGAAAACTTTTCGCCTCTATAATCTACCATTATATCATCTTCAATGCTTGCTCTAGTGTTTCTTTGTTTCTTCTAGTCCAGCCACGACCAAATGTCTTGAACGTATCTAGGCCTTCATAGAAGCCTTGCCTTACGTGATATACGTAATCAATAATGTACTTAGGGTCTTTCTCTAATATAAGACCTAATGTCTGTGGCCCTATAGCTCCATCAGCTGTAGCTCCTACTGCACGTTGTATAGCTTTAGCTGGCCTACCTGAACCTGAGTTAACCGCCCAGTCAAACGCACACCAATCTACACCTGACGGTAAATGGTCACCCTTTACTCTGTCCCAGTAGTTCTTCTTGTAGATTGGCCCTACATCTTCTGGCGTTAAGTCACGCATCTCTTCTTCGGTAGACTCTCTGCCTATCCATTCGTCGTATACTCTTTTAGTTACACCAAGGTTAGTCATACCACCGGGATCTTTGGGGTGATTTACGAATCCTCCCTCGTGTTCCAGTAACATATGTAGACATTCATCAAAGTTTTGTTTCATTATTTCTTCCCGAAGTATTTACTTACACCACGCATACCAATACTGGCACTAACGATTCCACCCAAAGAGTATTGATACCAGTCAGGCATAATCTCTAAGGCTTCGAACCCTGCATGTACTATATCGTTACCCCACTGACCACAAAACGCTAGGATTAACGGAATCGAGAACAGTAAAGTTATCCATTCGTCTTTCCAGCTATTCTGTGTAGCTTTCATAGCCTCTATATCCCAGTCAATCTCACCGGTGGCTATCTTCATCTTAGTTTCAGCTTCTGCTTTCTTGACTGCAGTCTTGCCTTCGATCATTGTACCAGCTAGATTAGCTACTTGACCGATTAGGTTTAAGCCCATCATCCGTTGTTACCTTTCACTTCTTTCTTGCTCATGTTAGTGACTCCAAAGAACACACCAACTATACCAGCTACAGATAAAAAGTAGATTGAAGCCATAGATCCTATAATATCTGCGGCTTGGTCTGCCCCTACGATGCTACATAGTAACACTAAGAAAGGGTAAGCTAACATTCCAACTAAACAGAACCACGCCATACGCCGTTGTGCGTCTCTCTGACTGTCTTCATCGTCTAATCGTCTACGTCTGTCTTCTAGTTCTAAGGCTTCCCACTCAGATTTGTCTATAGTGCCGCTTTTGTCTACGTCAACTTCTTCAAAACTAGTCATTCTTCCCAGTCTCTCTTCCTGTTTGGATCAAGTACGTCTCTTTTGTCTAACATCCCCTCTAGATACATAGCTCGTTCTACTCTGTCTAAAGTATACCTTACTCCGGTGTCGCTTTCTATAGCGGTACGGACATAAAATACGTCACTCTTGGGGATATGAACTCGTGTTAATGCACGAGAGTCCTTGTTAGCTAACGCATCGTAGAACTCTTCAAGTACATTTTCACTTGCGTATAGTTTTATTCGTTTTGTCATTATTGTCAATACATATTTAAGATAAAATTGTACCGCAAACTAAATGAAAGTTTATACTACTATCAAGAGGGAGGAGACAAATGAGGAGACTTAACAATAATACAGTCTATCAAGTAGTCTACGGTACTTTAGTTACACTATGAGTTATAACTTCTTTAACAGTTAAGTCGTTTAATGTCTTAACCTTGTACAAATTATTATATACTACTCTAAATATGGTGTCAACACCTAAGTTTAACTATACGTGACACTTTTCCTAAGTCCAAGAACTAATATGCAACAGTGTTAGTTAAACTTTATAGTAAGATATTTTTTTATTGTAACTTTATATTGTAACTTATAGTTTAACTAAGCTTCCCTGCGGTCAGTTATAACCATTTTTGTGCCTATGTCAACCCCTCTTCACGAAATATTACAGTTTGTAACACTTTGTGTACAGCTTTAGGCCATTCTAAAATCCACTTCTGTGTAGGAGTACATATACGTATACGGGTAGATGGGGGGTGGCCCTCGCCGGGGTAGGCATTATGAGGCATGATATGCGCTATAAGGCACGCTTGCTAGGCCTAAGCTACTGAAAACGTTACACTTTTATACGGATTATCTATCCGGATATGCCTATAATGCCCAGATTATGCATGACATTAGGCAGGAGGGCATAAAAAGCAAAGCTTCATGCACTAGAACCATATCCCCTCTTTAGAGGGACAAAATAGCCTACCCCATAGTCCCAAAAATTAGGCCGTTGTCGGACGATCCGACCACTCTCCGCTTTTCCTTGCGCATAATGCACACCAAAAGTTGTTGACAATTTGTTTGGCATCTGTCCTATTGGTCTCATCAAATCGGCAATCAAGCCAACTAACAATCGGAGATTGATATGACTAATGTAACGAAGTTAAAAGCACAAATCGAAGTTTCAGGTACAGTGAAACTGGGTAAAAGTACCTTCAGTATAACTGAAGCTCTTGATCATGGCGCAAAGATCTATGACAAGTTATACTTGTTGCAAGAGCAACAACTGGACTACTACAGAGAATTGGGTAACATACTGTTACAAGTTCGTAGTTTGCATAAAGATAATATATCTTTCGGTAAGGCTATAGCCGCTTCAGCTTTAGCTGGAATATCAAAGCAAGACAGATCGGATACGATCTTCATCGCCGCTAACTGGATCAAGATCCAGAAGTTAAACAAGAACGGCCTCTTCGATACTCTAGGAGTATCAGCTATCAGAAAGAGGGTCAAAGCTTCTGACCAACCCAAGACTAAGGTTGGTTCAGCAGGTAATGTTTCCAAAGGAAAGAAAGCTTCAACAGCTAAAGCTGAACCGAAGCAAGACAATAGCAAAGCTATACCAAAACCTAAGACTGAACTTGACCTAGCAAAGCTAGTACATCAGATCATGACCGAGGCAGGGTTTAGCAAAGCTACATTCACTAAAGAGCTTACAAAGCTCTACAAGAAATCATAACTTAAGCCCTTCGGGGCTTACTTCACAATCTTATTGCAAGCCCTACGGGGCTTGTTTTTGTTTGTAATACAAACAGTAGAACGTTGTCGGATCGTCCGACGACGACTTAACGTAGTTAAATAGGAGATTAAAATGCGAATAGGAGATGAACAATTTGTTCAAGACATGGGGTCTATCTTTAATCACATCCAAGCAGGATTTTATAAGATTGATGGGGAGACAGATGAAAGCTTTGAAAAGTACAAGTATCACTACAATTACAAATGCTTTAATGCTTTCTTCTTAGGTGTGAAGTATGGCCTACGTGATGTGATGACATTTGACATAGAGGCAGGTGCTTACAAGCATTGGAAAGACAATGAAAAGTATTACAGAATGCAAGGTGTTTACAAAGCGGCCTTCCCTCGCTTCATTAAATATAAGGATCTATCATGACGTATGGGGTGTCAAAACGTGACCGACTAGCCAGACGTGGCGACAAGCGATGGCGTAGCACATGGCATAGGCAGATGTTGTCGATGAATAGAACCAGATCCATTGACAAACGAGATGGGATCGGCCTTGATAGTAGGACAAATATTAAATCGTTGTCGGATCGTCCGACGACACTAACAACGGAGACTAATGATGAATAACCCTATTGAACCAACTGGATTGGTACATACACCAGATAGCATGGAGGATTTTATAGCTATCATAGATAGGCTGAGTACGGAACAAAGAATTGTAGCTTACACCTATTCTATGATGGCTTGGAACTTGGCTTGTAAAATAACTATGAAACACTTGAAGGAGATGAAGAATGACTAAGAATTTACTAGGAAGATCACGCACTAAAGAGAACCCTTACGCTGTATGGCAGGGCTTCGGTGCATTCGGTGACACTGAGGTACGATTGCTCAAGACGTACCAAAAACCTGACAGAGAACAGAAGAACCCATATGCTAAATGGTTTGTGGCTGTTAGGTCTGACCATACGTATGGATCTTTTGACATGGGTGACAGTTACATACGTGATTTGTTAGAAGGTATGACACTCAAGCAAGCTGACCCTCTGTTCGAAGAACAGTACGGCATTACTGTACCTGATGGGGTAGAACTAACTGAATGGGTTTAGTATAACTAATCGTTGTCGGATCGTCCGACGACGACACAAACAATAGGAGATTAAGCAATGAAAGACACACACTTTACAATAGAAGATCCGGGACGTGATGAGGTGCAAGCCGTGTTCCTCAAAGCGGCACTTAAGATGATACGTATTGGCCTCAAGCCGGCACGTCATCTGACTAAGACTAAACTAATGTCTAAAGCTTCACAGATTAGTGGCGTGAAGTACAAGCGTACCGAGATAGACAAAGCTATCGAGGACATGGAGACTATCATCAAGGATCACTTAGATCCAACTTTACCTGCAGGATATAGAGGAGATAACTAATGGGAAACAGAGCAACACTTGAAGTAATAAGCGACAACTACACAGGCAAGGAGTCAGAGTGCTACATATACCTACACTGGAATGGTAGCCCCAACACTGTGACACAACTCGTAAGAGGTGCATCATCTAAAATGCGTAAGTCTGATGTTAGCTATGCTACAGCCAGACTGATAGCTCACATCTGTAGCAAGGTGGAAGGTGGTCTGTCTGTAGGTGTACGTCCTGCTATGGAGAAGTACAAAGAAGAGTGGGACAACGGACACTACATCATAGACATAAGCAACGGTCACATTAAGAATGATGGTAGGGTTGTAGCTAGAAACATAGAGTTTGGTAACTTCTAGTATGGAACACGTAGTAGAAGTGTGTCCTACGTGCATCAAGAAGATGAAGGTGTACGAGACACGAGAACACTTAACTAGGAATAGCATTCTAACGAGGCGACGAAGCCGCAGATGTTTGGAGTGCGACTACAGGAGTACAACGGTAGAGATACCGGAGTACTACCTGTACCATTACTTAAAAGAAATAGGAGAAGAATAGTGTTGGATCAAATCAAAGAAGATATAATGCACACACAAAGAATTAAAGTGTTGGATCAAATCAAAGAAGATATAAAGTTTGATGATTACACAGCACTCTATGAGTTGCTGAAATATCTACCTCACTATGCAATCAGTGAATATTTACCTAAAGGAGAATAGAAATGATTAAACCATTAGACGTAGAGATATTAATAGGCGATCACGCATACACATGGAATGGCAAAGCTACCTTCAATGTATTCGAGAATGACCATAGGTTTAGAGAGAAGTACAACTGTGACTGCTTCACTATGCATGACGTAACAGGTTGGGATAAAGCTATGGAAGCTATACTCGACTACCACTGGACACACCATTGGCAGTAGGAGGGATTGACAAATGAGTACTATAGGTATTACAAAAGAGAAAGAAGATCTTGTAGAGCAAGTCATCATGGACTGGGTAAACAAGCAAGATCATTCTGTACTCAGACGCTTGGTAGCGGATGACATGTGGGAATATTATCGCAACGCCGATGATGCTACCCTCAAAGAATTTATATTAACATATAAGTAATCGTTGTCGGATCGTCCGACGACACAACAATGGAGACTATCACAATGTATCAGCGTGACTGCACAATCATATCTAAACATAGCATATCATCACCCGATGGTTTGTATGACACAATAGAGTTTACTCTATGCACTATCAACATGCCCTTATCTAGGGTGCACACTCAACGTGTGTCTATCAAGAAGGAGGGCATCCATTCTAAGTGGGTGTCAGACACTAAGGCCAAGGGCATACTGTATGCTCAACAACACAAGCAGGAACTACATGCCCTTATGCTAAACATCCGTGAGACTATGGGTGTGGACAGTGTAGATGCAGGTCAGGCCGTAGTGGATCTGTTCATGCGGATACCATCAATAGGCATGGTCAAGGCAGGGTTCATAGCTCAGATGTGTGGCTTCAACGTGGCGTGTCTCGACAGGCACAACGTGCGTATGCTTGGTATGTCTGAGACTGCACTACGAGTAAGCAAGACGATCAAGCCAGAGCTTAGGCTCAAGAAGATCCGCAAGTACATAGAGTTGTGTCAGGTGTCAGGTGCTAAGCATTGGTGGGATACGTGGTGTAACTTTGTAGCAGAGAAGGGTGGCATGAATGCTTCCCTACCCACAGGTGATGCGGTGTCAGCCTATCACGTAACAGCAATCATGGAGATATAAGATGAAGATCGTAGACAAAGACGACGGTACACAAGAGATACAAACGTATGACATGTACGTAGCAACCCAAGGTTTGAGAGAGGGCTATGAAGTATACGTAACCCATCCTCTCAGATCATCAGCAGATGACAGGGAGTGGGCTGATGACAGGCTATGGACTAAGGAAGATATAGTAGAGGCACAGAATCATCTGTACATACTGAAGGAAGCAAAGGAGGTATAATGTTGGAAATAGTTAGACAAAAATATGGTAAGCACGTAGACACTAGGGTTTACTTAGACTTAGGTTATGGTGAGATGGAGATAGATATAGAAGATATAGAAATGGTTGACGGAGAACTGTCAGCTATGGCTTACTGTCATCAAAGAGAAATAGAAATGTATGTAGATCACAAAGATTGTGAACGTGCATTAGCTAAATATGAAGAGGAGAATGACTAATGGAAATGATAACACCAACAAATGAAGTAATGGTAAACTATCTAAACGAAGCGTTAGATGAGAAGATCTTCTACTTAGAAGACACGTACAACAGAGACTTTGGTAAAGCTATCATAGTTATGTATCATAAGATCATAACATTGACTGATAAGTTATTGTATACGTTGTATAGTTTACGGCAGTTAGATCTGTCACCCAAGGCATACAAAGATGCTATCTATATAGTAGTAAGTGGAATGGAGGACTAACAGATGACAGTTAATGAACTAATAATACACATGCTTAGACACTATCAGCTAGACAATCGAGTGCTAGTACACACAGAAACCAAGGGAGAACTACTATTCTGTGAGGCTGTAGCTATCCACCGGATTGACAAAGATACTATAGCCATAGTAGGTAAGAAGGGTGAGGACGATGAAGCTTAACTTAGATGTACAAGATAGACTAAGACTAGCTCATGCATCTGTATGCCAAGAGGAGAACAAAAGAATGCGTGAAGTATTCAACATGAGAACCTACAAGGAAGGTGATCAGTGGACACAACAAAAGAACAGACAAATAACTGGAGCTAAGGGAGGTAAACAAAATAAACTTAAGAGGCTGTGGGTTAAAGAGAGGACAACAAGATGATTAAGCTACACTTAACGAATAAGCATGGAGGTTCACCTCTACACATGTATCTCAAAGGAAACTTTACTGTGTATGAGAGGTTAGACGAACATGAGTACAGAGAAAATGATCTTACTACTGTGATCATGGATGGACTACACAACAATGGAGGTTGGCACGTAGAAGAATCTGTGGAGGAGGTTAATCGTATGATTAGTGAGCAACTTGATTAAGCTACATGGAGTTGGCCCAGATAACATGCACTACAGTCACAATTATTTCGTGATACCTATAGCATACGAAGACACAAAGGATCTCATACTCAACGTACACTACGCCAGACGTATGCCTTCCGTATCGTATGCCTTCGGTTTGTATCGAGGTACAGATGGTCTACAAGGTATATGTACATTCGGTTCACCTGCTTCGCCTTGGTTGTGCAAGGGTGTGTGTGGTGAAGAACACAAGTCTAAGGTACTTGAACTCAACAGAGTAGTGCTAGTAAACAACAGACCTAACGAGGCAAGCTTACTTGTAGCTAGATCTATTGCATTACTACCTAAGCCTAAGGTATTGGTAAGCTATGCTGATACAGCACACGATCATGTAGGCTACGTATACCAAGCAACTAATTGGTTATACACTGGTGCAACCAAGCCTCGCACTGACATAGCTACTGTGAACGGCAAGCACCCTAGGCATCATGCAGGTGACAGGACTAAGCGTGTTTACAGATCAGCTAAGCATCGCTATGTGTACATGCATGGCAACAAGAAAGACAAAAGATTACTAACTAAGTGCCTACGTTATGGCACTGAATCATATCCAAAGAAGGAGATTATACAATGAGTGGAGATAGAGTACCCGACCTAGATGAGAACGGTAAGTTTGTATGGTATGAGCCTAGCATACCAGAAGGTTTTACTGATATAAGATTGTGGGACGTACTGTTCACAGTACATGATGACAATGGCAACCCAGTTGAGAGGCCTGACGGAGGCATAATGTTTTACACTGCACCCAAGCTAGACTTTGGTAGCTGTGAGAATGACGTAGAACTAGACGACTTAGTACAAGAGGAGTATTAATATGAAGAACAAACCTTATTACAAAAGCAAACCAGTAACAGTACAAGCACGTAAAGACAGACGTGATGACATCATAGCTAAGATAGCTACAATAATATTTGTAGGCTTTGCTTTCATCGGCATGGGATATATCTTTTCCCTTGCTATATTTTCACTATCCAAATTGTTTTAAGAGGAGACAAACACATGACTAAATATAATCTATGCGTAACGCACAACGACAAGCTATGTAGGATTACTACATGCAAGACACCTCAAGGTGCTAACCTAATGTTACAGATACTCCAACGAGTGTATCCTAAGTATGACTTCGAGGTATCAGAGAAGGCAGTAAGTACAGATCTATCTGATAGAGATTCAGAACTACAACAAGACTTACGACACGTACTACTTAACCCATACGAATACCGAGGCACTGAGTCTCGTTTCGTTGTGATAGATGGAGGTGTATGATGTCTATCAGTACAGCACTAGAACTCAAAGTACTTAATATGATACAACAAATACTCCCTCGCACAATCATGAAAGATAATGCAGAACTGAAACAATTACTCAAAGACATTAATAAAAACTTAAAGGAGAATAACAAATGAAGAATCATACACGACCAACAAAGAAGTTTAGTCAGAAGAGATACATAACCTTAACAAAAGATGATACAGTAAAGGTTTTAGATTTGTACAACGCAATCAATAACATGTTGAATGATGTAGGTGAGACACTAGATGTAGATCTTAGTGCGCTAAAAGATATTAGGCACAAGAACAATGACATAGACCACCTATTTAACTTTAGAGCTAAGGTTCAAGATAACGGTGATGTATGGGCTTGGGCTGATAGTGTACTACCAGATGACGACAAGGCGTATTACTACCGTGAGACAGACTAGTAGTGCTTGTATGGTTTGAGACGTTAGTAAAATGGTTAGTAATACTAATAGTAATATATGTACTCTTCGGAGTAGGTAGTGGTATACTTTAGAAAGGAGAACGAATGGAACTTAAACCCAGTAATACTATTGAGTATGCGTGTGAATACTACATGCGAACACCTAAGTATTCTGCTTTAAGTCAGCGTAGCAAGTATGACTATGATTTAAATCTGCGTCATGCTTGCGCTACCAAGGTGCAAAACAATAAAGCTATAGGTAATATCAAACTAAAAGATCTAAAGTTTAAACATATAACATTAGGTTATGATACTTGGTTGGAGAGTAAGGGTGTACGTCAGGCTAACTACATAGCTACGTGTCTAGGTATCGTATTCAATACAGCGATACGACACGAGGCTTTGCTTAGTAATCCTGTATCCTTACTTCAACGTACTAAGGAGAAGAGACGTAAAGTTAAATGGACTCAAGATGAAGTGACATCTTTCTTAAATACAGCTTACAGTAACTGGGAATGGCGTAGCATTGGTCTGATCGTACACATGGCATACGAGTGGGCGCAACGTGTAGGTGACATGCGCCTACTTACATGGAACAACCTTGACTTAAAAGAGAAACGCTTAGACTTAGAGCAAAGTAAACGTAGGGCTGATGTGCATCTACCTATCAGTGACACACTATGTAGTATGCTAATACAACAAGAGACTGACTTCGGCTTCCAACCTTACGTAGCACCTCGCCCTGAGCCTTATAATGGTGTCTATACAGCGTATCATTCAACGGATATACACAGGTTAGTAAATGAAGTTAAAGAGGAAGCTAAACTATCTAAAGAATTAACTGCATTAGACTTACGTAGGACAGGTATAACCGAGATGGTTGAGGCAGGTGTAGATACACTAGGTATCATGCAAGTCAGTGGACACAGTAATCCGCAGAGTGTTAAGCCTTATCTAGTCAACACACTCAAGGGCGCAAGCAATGCACTAAGTAAAAGGAATGGAGACAAATGAATTTAAAAGACTTTGTAGACGGGCTATGTCTAGGTGAGGGTGAGACTACACGTTTGTCTTGCCCTAACTGTCATGGTAACAACACCTTCACTGCATCTAAGGAAGGAGGCATGGTGGTGTACAACTGCTATAAGCTAGGGTGTGGTGTGCGTGGTGCAGTTACTACAGGCATGACTGCTCTGGAGGTACGTAACCATATGCAGAACAGAGACATGCCTATACGTAAAGAGTTAGAGCCTATGGTGTACCCTGAGTATATCGTTAATCCTACAGCGGAGCACACACTACTACATAAATTTTCTAAGCGTTGGGATCTTACCAATGAGGACATGTTGTATGACGTTAAAGACAGACGTGCAGTCTTTCCTATAGTTGACAAAGGTGTAGTAGTAGATGCAGTAGGCCGTGCCTTAGATGGTGCTATACCTAAGTGGTACAGATACACAGGTAACGCATCAGTATACAAACGTGTATTAGGTACACCCAATGGTGTATGTGTGGTAGTAGAAGATGTGATCAGTGCAATAGCTGTGGCTCAGATTTCACCTAACACTACAGGCGTAGCTATCTTAGGTACGTCATTAGGCCTAGCTCAAATGGAACACATAGCAGATTTCTATAAGGTTATCATAGGGTTAGACCCCGATGCTATGTCGAAGACGCTATCATACAAGAGAGAAGTAGAGGCGTGGACAGGTAAAACAGTTAAGGCATTGAGGCTTGACGACGATATAAAATATAAGTTAGACACAGATCAAGATAGATTAAAGGAGATGATAAATGATGGAACTCGCACTCATTAGGACTTTGATGAACAAAGAGTTCTACGATAACAACAAGGGTATACGATGTCCTGATGAGTTGTTCAGTAAAGATGTTCGTAAGATGAAGCAGACACTAGACTATGCTATGACTACGTATGACCGTAGCCTGACTGCATCAGAGCTAGAGGCTTTGTTCTTTGCTAACAATAGCACTATGACTACTGCTACCAAGCAAGTGTATAGTGATTTGTTTAAACGTGTAGCTCGTGAGCAACCTATGAACCAAGACATAGCTGATGAGGTATTATCTAAACTATTTCAACAGGTGTTAGGTAATCAGGTAGCTAACATAGGATTTGATTACGTCAATGGATCTCTTGATAGCCTTGAGCCTTTACGTAACTTAGTAAAGAAATATCAGGATGACTTCACACCTAACCTTAACATAGAGTTTGGTGATATAACTATTGATCATCTACTCAAGGCTAATGCTATACAGTCTCAATGGAAGTTTAATATACCTAGCCTATCACGACAGGTAGAAGGTATTAGTGGCGGTCACTTAGTTATCGTAGGTGCTAGACCTAATACAGGTAAGACAAGCTTTCATGCATCTCTGTTGGGTGCACCTAATGGCTTTGCATCTCAAGGTGCTAAGTGTTTGATATTGTGTAATGAGGAATCGTATGAACGTGTAGGTGCACGTTACCTCAGTGCCGCATCAAGCTTATCTATGGAGGAGGTCAAGGGTAACTATGCCTTAGCCGCCACACGTTACGAGCCAGTACGAGAGCAGATCAATCTGTATGACAGTACCGGTAAGGATATGGCGTGGGTAGAAGCTATCATCAAAGCCTATCGTCCTGACATTGTAGTGTTAGACATGGGAGATAAGTTTGCGGTTAAGAGTAGCGACAAGTCAGATGTGTATCTTAAGAATGCGGCTATCCATGCACGTAACATAGCGAAGCAATACAGTTGTGCTATCATATGGATGTCACAGTTGTCTGCCGCCGCAGAAGGTATGGTCAATCCTGATCAGTCTATGCTTGAGGGATCTAAGACAGGCAAGGCGGCTGAAGCTGACCTGATGGTGCTAATATCTAAGAACCCTGTACTAGCTGACACAGCAGAGGATGCTGATGATTCGCAAAGGTATTTAGTTATAGCTAAGAATAAGCTACAAGGAGGATGGCATGGTAAGATTACATGTACATTAGATGGAGCTAGGTCACAGTACTTAGCATAGAAAGGAGCAGACTATGGAATTAGTTCTTGATGTAGAGAACACAGTCACACACAGGGGTGGCAAGATGCACCTCGATCCTTTCGAGGCAAGCAATAAGTTAGTGCAGGTAGGTGTACAAGAAGTTGTATCAGGCAACCAAGCTATATATAACTTTGATCATACTGAAGCTAACGACTATGATGGTAGCCAAGCTAAAGCACTACAAGATTATTTAGATAGAACAACCCTACTAATCCTACACAATGGGCAACACGATATGCCTTGGCTATGGGAGAGTGGGTTCAAGTATGATGGTCTTATATATGACACCATGTTAGCTGAGTATGTGCTGATGAGAGGCAATCATATTGAGATGACATACACTGGAGCTTTCAAGAAGAAGTCACTGGCGTTAGGTGAGTGTGCGATAAGACGTAAGCTAGACTTTCAGAAGGATGACACACTAAAGAAATACTTTAAGGATGGTTACAACACCAACGAGATACCACTCAAGGAACTTACGTATTACTTACAGTGTGATCTATCTACTACTCGTGCTTTGTACTTAGACATTGAGTCAGACTATGCTCAACCTGATAGTGAATCATTACGTAACATAAGAGATATAACATTTAAGGTATGCTTGGCATTGTCTCGTATGTATTCATCAGGCATCAAGGTAGACTTGAAGGCATTGGATGAAGTTCGTAAGCAGTTCGAAGAAGAGAAGGCAGACATTGAAGGTAGGCTAGGCATCAAGGTACGTAACCTTATGGGTGACACACCTATCAATCTTAATAGTCCTGCTCAGATGTCGGAGGTTGTGTATAGTATGCGACCTAACAATAAGAAAGAATGGGTAGACCTATTCGATCACACTAAGACAGACAAAGAGTATAAGAGTGCAGTCAAAGCTAACACTACAATGATACGTAAGACGACAGCGTTTACTTGCCCTGAGTGTAAGGGCGAGGGTAGTGTGTACCGTATAAAGAAAGATGGTACTAAGTTTGCTAGGCCTAACAAGTGTAAGCCTTGCGAGGCTAGAGGCTACCAACTTAAGAAGACTAATCAGATGGCAGGGCTAGGGTTCATGCCTCCCTCAAAGAAATGGGTAAGTGCTAATGGCTTTAGTACAGGCAAGGACAACTTGGATACGTTGATGTCTACAGCTAGGGCTAATGGTATGGACAGTGCGGTTGACTTCTTAGGAGATCTTAAACGTCTATCCGCTATCAGTAGTTACCTGTCTAGCTTTGTTGAAGGTATATCTGTATTCACAAAAGAGGATGGGTTTCTACACGTAGGTCTAACGCAACACATCACCAGTACAGGCAGGTTCTCAGGGCGTAACCCTAACATGCAGAACATGCCTCGTGGTGGTACGTTCCCTGTTAAGAAGGTGTTCGTGTCTCGATGGGAGGGAGGCTACGTGATGGAGGCTGACTTCGCTCAGCTAGAGTTTCGTGTCGCCGCATTCTTATCTCAAGATACTACAGCCATGAAAGAGATAGACACAGGCTTTGATGTACATAGCTACACCGCTAAGGTTATCACAGAAGCCGGTCAGCCTACGTCTAGACAAGATGCTAAGGCACATACCTTCGCCCCTCTCTTCGGGGCTACAGGGTATGGTAGAAGCCCTGCTGAGGCTGAGTACTACACACACTTCATTAAGAAGTACAAAGGTATAGCTACATGGCACAAGAAGCTAGGCGATGAGGCCATACGCTTTCAAAAGATTACTAACGTTGGTGGTAGGCAGTATGCTTTCCCTAACACAGAGAGAAGACCCAATGGTATGCCAACTAACTTCACCATGATAAAGAACTATCCGGTGCAAGGGTTTGCCACTGGCGATTGTGTACCTGTAGTACTACTAGAGTTAGAGGATAGGCTTATGTCTATGCGATCTAAGGTAGTCAACAGTGTACATGATTCAATGGTGATAGACATACATCCATACGAGAAGGATCAGGTGATAGAGATCATTAACACCTTGAATATGGATCTGAATGAGATCATCTATAAGTACTATAAGGTTAAGATGAATGTACCCTTATTATTAGAAGCTAAGATAGGCCCGAATTGGCTTGACACAAAGGACGTTTGACGCTATAACTTAGCATCCCAGAAACCCTCATACATAAAGGAAAAGATATGAGCACAGAGTTACAAACACTAAACATAGAAGGCATGTCATTATCGGAAGCTATGGGCATGTCTCCCTCAACAGGCGGATCACAATCCACACTGGCACGGATTAAGCAGATACACTCAGCAATTACAGTAGAAGATTCGGAAGGTGACGAGAAGATTGTTGTACCTATCGGAGCATATCAAGTAACAATGCCGGATGGTGAGGTTGTTTATAGCAAGACACTTACAATGAGATTATTCTCTCAACGTATGCAATGGCAACGATGGGATGCAGGTGCAAACACTATGCACAAGACATTACTTTCGGGAAACCTGAATGTAGACTTGAAGGACACATCAGGTAGACATAATTGTGGTAGACCATCAGGTTACATCAAAGACTTTAAAGCTTTACCAGAAGAAACGAAGTCAGTAATACGTGATGTGAAGCGTACAAAAGTTATGCTAGGTATGGTAAAGCTAGACAAACCTATAGATGAATTAGGTAATGTAGTGAAGGGTCACGATGAAGAGATTCCATTCGTAATGGACTCAAGGAATACTGAGTCAAACAAAGCTATTGACTCCGCCTTATCTCAGATCATGGCTAAGAAACTTACACCTGTAGAGCACACACTTAATCTAGGTAGTGCTAAGCGTGACATGAATAGTGGTGGCAAGTATGCTGTTATTGTTCCTTCGTTAGGTATAAAAGTTCCTTATCAACCAGAGGATAGTCACACACTAAAGTCTTTCCTTGATTGGATTACTAATACTAACACATGGGTAGAAAGTAAGCATGATGAAATAGTTAATTCATCTATGTCTTCTGAAGATGCAGAGTTAGTAGGATCTATCGTAGAAGTTAAAGAGTTCGAGGGATGATCCACCCTGCTGAGTTATCAGTACACTCTTTCTTACGTTCTGCTATAGAAGGTAAGGCATCTATGAGTGATGAAATAATAGAGCAGGTAGCCGCTGATGTGGTTACCTCTTTACATAAACAGTTCAATGGTGGGCCTCGTGATGAGTTTCGTTTACGTATGTCTAACATAGGTAAGCCTAGATGTCAGCTATGGTTTGCTAAGAATAATCCAGAGACTGAAGAAAACAAACCAACATCCTTCATGCTTAACATGTTGATGGGCGATTGGTCAGAGGCTATCTTTAAGGGGATACTACGTGCTTCTAAGGTAGACTTCAAAGACAATGATAACGTAGTCTTAGATCTAGGTGATGTATCTATTAAAGGTGAATACGACATGATCCTAGATGACAAGGTAGATGACGTTAAATCTACTACACCTTGGGGGTATGATAATAAGTTTACTGACTATAACACACTAAAGAATGCTGATGACTTCGGTTACGTAGCTCAGCTTGTAGGCTATGCAAAAGCCGCAGGTAAAGAGGTAGGTGGTTGGTGGGTTATCAACAAAGTCAATGGTCAGTTCAAGTACGTACCTGCAGAAGAAGCAGATAGTGAAACAGTATTGGAAACTATAAAAGATACTGTAAACTATATAAACAATGATGAGCCTTTTGAGAGATGCTTTGAACCAGAGGAAGAAACATATCGTAGGAAACCTAGTGGTAATTTTAAGCTAAACAAAACCTGTAATTGGTGTGATCATAAAAAGAAATGTTGGCCAGATCTACAAGAAAGAGAATCTCTGGTAAGTCAAGCCGCCATAAAACCTGTCGTTAACTATACATATATAAAGGAAGAAACATAATGACAACTGTTACTTTAGATGACGTAGAATATACTATCGAAGACTTTACGGATGAGGCAAAGAATGTCCTTAATCTTGTACAACATTTACAAAGGGTCACAGAAGGACACCAATTAAATGCACAGTGTACAGATGCCATGCTTAAAGTTAAGATAGCAGAACTTAAACAGTTATTGACAGGTGAGGAAGCACCGTCTGATGACTAAGTTTGCAAAGGGCTACAGACGTAGGCACAATGCTAGTAAATATAAGTCCGGCCTTGAGGAAGAGGCCGTTCTTTTTCTCAAGAGCAGACAAAAGAAAGTACGTTACGAGAAACTAAAGATAGAGTGGGAAGACCTACGATATCGTACATACACACCAGACTTTGAGCTAGACAATGGTATCATAATAGAAACCAAAGGAAAGTTCGATCCTGATGACAGACGCAAACATCTTGAAATAAAAAGACAACACCCTGAGCTAGACATACGCTTTGTATTTAGTAACGCTAAAGCTAAGATAAATAAAGGTGCTAAGCAAAGAAACTTTGAGTGGTGTGAGAAGAATGGATTCAAATGGGCGCATAGAATTATTCCAGAAGAATGGTTGCAAGAGAAAGGACAATGTACTAAGTTAGATCGTATAGTCCTCAAGACAGAAAGAAGAAAGTAATATGCCCTACACATTAGACGATGACGAGATTGCCGTAATAATAAGACCTGCTTCCTCTAAAGATATAGAAGACTGGAATGGTAACGTGACTACAGGTATAGTAGTAGGAGATGATTTTGCATTACCTCAACATATACTAAGAGATCTCGTCCATGTAGCCAGTATGTTTACTTCAGCAATAGATGTTATGAATTATGATGACTATGTTTATGATACAGTTATGGATCACAGACAAAACGTTCTGATGAATGAGATTGAGAATCAAGAAATAAAAGACAAGAACACAGGCGAAGTAATAAACTTCAATGAGTTCACTAAGACAAAAGGCAATGCATAATGGCTAAATGGAAAGACTTCCCTGTAACAAAAGATCAAGAAGTATTTGATCCAGTAGAACGTCCTGCTCACTACAATCAAGGCGGTATAGAGTGTATTGATTATATCAGACAGGTGTTAGGCTTAGAAGGATTCATTGCTTACTGTAAGGGTAACGTTACTAAGTATAATCATAGAGCCTCATACAAAGGCAACCCTGTTGAGGATACACATAAGGCTCAGTGGTATATGAATCGTATGGTTGAGGCTATGAAGGAGAAGCATAAATGAGATGCTATCACTGTGAATCTGAGTTGATATGGGGTGGTGATGAAGATCTTATAGACAAAGAAGAGTGGTCTATGGTTACAAACCTCACCTGTCCTAGATGTCACTCAGATGTCCTAGTATATTTACCTTGCGAGGATAGAGACGATGACTCATAGAACATTTAGTATCACGTTCTCATTAAAGATAGATGAGGATAATAACATATTAGGATCACACGATGATTCGCATACGGAAGACGTTTATGATTTGATTGTAAATACTTTCTATGATATAGACGATGTAATGATTAATAATTTAATAGTGAAGGAAAAGTTATGACTATAGGATTTAGGGAGTACCAAAAGAAAGCGGTAAGTTTTGCAATCTATCCTGCAACACACAAGGTATTATACCCTGCGCTAGGTCTTTGTGGTGAATCAGGAGAAGTAGCTGACAAAGTTAAGAAGCAAGTACGTGATAATGTTTTTAATAGACATGAAGTAGCTAAAGAACTAGGGGATGTAATGTGGTACGTAGCTGTTCTCGCTAACGATATAGGTTATAACTTAGATGAAATAGCAGATATAAATATAGAAAAACTTACAAGCAGACAAGACAGAAACAAAATAAAAGGGTCAGGAGACAACAGATGAGCAACACACTACCAACAGACTATCAATCATTCATACACAAGTCACGTTACGCTCGTTGGCTTGATGATGAAGGCCGTAGGGAGACATGGAGTGAAACAGTAGATCGCTACATGAAGAACTTAGTACGACCAGCATTAGGTGATAACCCTAAACAGATAGCTGAGATTGAACAGGCTATATTAGGACTAGAAGTTATGCCTTCTATGAGAGCCTTGATGACTGCCGGCCCTGCTTTAGCTCGTGACAATACAGCAGGTTATAACTGTTCATACTTAGCCGTAGATGATGTTAAAGCATTTGATGAAGCTATGTTTATTCTACTGTGTGGTACTGGTGTTGGCTTCTCTGTTGAACGTCAGTCAGTTACTAAGCTACCAGAAGTACCTGAGCTTTTGTATGAAAGTGAAACAACTATCGTAGTTAAAGATAGTAAAGAAGGTTGGGCTAAGTCACTACGTCAAATGATTGCATTGCTTTATAGTGGTGAGATACCAAGATGGGATGTGTCTAAGGTACGACCTGCAGGTGCAAAGCTAAAGACATTTGGTGGTAGAGCATCAGGCCCAATGCCTCTGATTGATCTATTCAACTTTGTTATCAAGACATTTAAAGATGCTAAAGGACGTAAGCTATCATCACTAGAATGTCATGACATCATGTGTAAGATAGGTGAGGTAGTAGTCGTAGGTGGAGTACGCCGTAGTGCTATGATTTCATTGAGTAATTTATCAGACGATAGAATGCGTCACGCTAAGTCAGGCTCATGGTGGGACAATGATCCTCAACGTGCCTTAGCTAATAACTCTGTGTCATACACTGAGAAGCCTGACAGTTTATCTTTCATGCGTGAGTGGATGGCGTTAGTTGAGTCAGGCTCAGGTGAACGTGGTATCTTCAACAGACAAGCATCTAAGAAACAAGCATCTAAGAATGGAAGACGTGACCCTAACTATGAGTTCGGGACGAATCCTTGCAGTGAGATAATCCTACGCCCGAACCAGTTCTGCAATCTAACAGAGGTAGTTGTAAGAGCTACTGATAGTACAGAAGACTTAGAACGTAAGGTACGTATAGCTACTATCTTAGGTACAATACAATCATCATTCACTAAGTTCCCATACTTACGTAAGTCATGGCAGAACAATACTGAAGAAGAAAGATTACTTGGTGTATCTATGACAGGTATCATGGACAACCCATTAACCACAAAAGCTAACAAAGGACTGGAGAAAACTCTTGAACACCTCAAACAAATCGCCGTTGCTACTAATGCTAAGTGGGCTGAACGCCTTGATATCCCTGTCAGTACTGCTATCAGCTGTGTTAAACCAAGCGGTACTGTCAGCCAACTGGTTGACTCTAGCAGTGGCATACACGCTCGTCACTCAGCCTATTATATTCGCACTGTACGTGGAGACAACAAAGACCCGTTGACACAGTTCATGATGGATCAAGGTATACCTAATGAGCCAGACGTAATGAAGCCTGACCAGACTACTGTGTTTAGCTTCCCTATGAAAGCTCCACAAGGTGCAACAGTTACTGCTGACATGACTGCTATAGAACAACTAGAGATGTGGTTAGCTTATCAACGATCATGGTGTGAACATAAACCATCTGTTACTATTAACGTAAAGAATAACGAGTGGTTTGAGGTAGGTGCATTTGTGTATAAACATTTCGATGAGATGTCAGGTGTATCATTCTTACCATTCAACGAACACACATACCAACAAGCACCTTACCAAGATGTCAACGAGAAAACATACCTAGAGTTACTAGGTTCTATGCCTTCATCTATTGATTGGGATAAACTATCTGAGTATGAACAAGAAGACAACACAGCAGGAAGTCAGACACTAGCATGTAGTGGTGACAGCTGCGAGATTGTAGATCTCGTTTAATGTGGATAGTAATAACTAGAAACGAATGTAACTTCTGTGATGCCTCGTTACAATTACTACGAGGTGTTGCAGGAAGTCAGGTAACAACATACAACGTACAATCGCCTAGTAGCAAATGGTTACTGGCGTTAATGAAGAAAGCAGGTTATACTACAGTACCACAAATATTTAAACCAGATGGCACTCATCTTGGGGGCTATACAGAACTAAAGGAATACCTAAGTGACAGCAGTAAGAAAGCAATTTAACCGTGCACTGTATGAGGCATACGATAAGAAAGCTAAAGATACACTAGTAGAGATACTAATATCAAAAGGTCATACTATAGTTAATACCGAAGAAAACTATTTTGTTGATGTCGTCTCTCAGAAAGATGGATATACATACTTCAACGAGGCTGAAGTCAAAGTAGCTTGGAAAGAAGAGTGGCCTACACATTGGACTGATATCCGTATTCCTGAACGTAAGCAACGCTTACTAGATAAGTATGAAGGTGTTAATGGTGTACTAAACTTCTATGTCTTTCGTGAGGACATGAAGCAAGTATGGCGCATAAAGGATACACTACTCACTAAGGAAAGTTTAGCTGAGGCTAAGGGCAGATACATACAGAAGGGTGAGTTGTTCTTTCACATTCCTTATACATCTGCGGAGTTAGTTATAGCATGAAAGAGATAACCGTATCCAAAGAAATGGTTAATAAAGCTCGTGCTAAGGCTACTGAGATGGGCAGACTAAACAATAGTATCACAGGAGGTCAGGGTAGTATCGCTGGCTTCTTAGGTGAAGAAGTTGCTCGTCTTATAATGGGTGGTAGTGAAGAGAATACATACGACTACGACCTTAAGTTAGACAATGGTTACACCGTTGATGTAAAGACTAAACGAACTACTGTACCACCCAAGCGTTACTATGAGTGTTCAGTAGCTGAACTTAATACGAAACAGAAGTGTGACTATTATGCATTTGTACGTGTACATAAAGACTTACATACTGCGTGGTTCTTAGGTGTGTATCCTAAGAGTGCATACTATAAGGATGCTACTTACTTGAAAAAGGGTGATGTAGATCCTAGCAACAACTTTACTGTAAAGTCTAACTGTTATAACCTACCAATAAGTGCATTAGAAGATGCAGTAACCTAGAGAGAAAGCCTGTGAAACTAGAACAAGAAGCACAAGAACACATCAAGTCAAGACGAACAGCATTCCTGAACGTGATGACTGATCATATGGAGAGTATGGAGGTGTTACTACGTGACAATCTATGGGAGAGCACTGAAAGAGATCACTGTCTAAAGGCATACACGAGTATGTATCTGTGGGCTAGGCAATGTGCTGAGAGGCACGGAGTTAAATAAGAATAGAAGGGGCGGCTTGTGTCGCCCTTTTCTTTTATCTAGTGCCTAACATCTTAAGCTTTTTAACTTCGTCTTTTTGTAACTCTAAGTAAGTCATTAAGAAGTCTAGTTGATTCTCGTCTAGCTCTGTTATGTCTACGTCTATGTCTAACTTTGTTAACGCTTTATCTACGTCTTCTTTAGTTACACCACTACCCTTCTTACTTATCTTGTACAACTTATTAGTACGGCTATCTTCAGGTGCTAGGCTACCCTCAAGTAAATCTGTTGTTCTTTTCTTAGCCTTCCTAAGCACCTCACCTAAGAGTTGTTTACGTTGTTTGTTATTACCATTCTTCCAAGCAGGGGTAGCTAAGGCATATTCAGCTTGTTGTTCTAAGAAATGAAACACTATCTTGTTAATATGATTCTGTGTCTCAGGTATGAACGACTTAATCTCAGTACGCCATTGAGGTTTACCTATTTGGTTAAACATCTTTTGTATATGAGTCTGTCCGGGGTTCTCACGATAACCAAAGATACGTCCTATAGGTGCTGTACCTCTAGCATCAGTCAGTGCATTAAACTTTTCAGGTGCTAACTCTGCACCACTAAGGGCAGTATATATCTGATCAACGTATCTCGTAGAGTTATTCAACCATTTAGAACCTTGGTTACGATCTACTGCTACAAAGTTTTCACCTCTACCTAAAGCTATGGCTGTGTTCACAGGGTCAAACGGACGACTGTAACCACTAAGATACATAGAAGCTGTGTCTTGTACTAACTTACCTAGTGCATCTCTAACTGCACGGTCTTCTCCTGACGATGCATCTACTAATAAGTCAAAAGATATCTTAGCTGAATCACCTAGTTGTCTTGTAAGTTGTCCCGGCCCGAATAGTGTTACTAACTCTTTTACTAAATCCTCAGGTACTTCTCCATCTCTGTAAAAGTGTGCGCCCATACGACCCATTGCTTTGTAGAAACTAAAAGGGAAGTCATACATACGGTTACGTATAGAACCATCATCCCTACGTTCTTCAAACCAAGCTAAACCTTCTTCCATATTATCATATTCACGAGCCGTTGTTACACCTATAAGAGACAAACCTATAGCTGACTTAGTGAGAAGATCTAATGGGTCACGAGTAGTACCTGCCGCATACTTATGTACAAGACTGATGCCTGTATGATCAAACATATGACCTAGTGTGTTATTAAAGAATTGTCCAAACGGAATCATTGCACCTACGATAGGATACTTACGCATATCTTCTATAACTTTAGCACCGAAGCTAAGCAATCCTTTAGGGTTCTTACCAAAGGGTTTAGCATATACATTACGTAGTGCATCTTGTACAGCTATAGTTTGTATCTCTGCATAGGTGTCACCCTTCATTACCTTGTATAAGTCAGGGTCTTCTAAGAACTCAGAGTAAGTTTTACCGTATTTAATACGTACTTGTTTGTCTAAGGCATACATAAACTCTTGTGTCTTAGTGTACATGTCTTGAGCTTTAACACCGTACATAGTCTGAGCAAAGTCCATCACCTTCTCTGCTGTTGAAGGTTTACCTATGTCACCTATTTGAATACCTATTTGTTTATAAACGTCATCTAATTCTATACCACCTGACATATACCTAAACAATTCTTTTTGTGCTTTAGGATTAGCCGCTAAGAAGTCTAATGCTGACTGTTGTGTAGCAAAAGGATTTACTAAGTTCATAGCTTTTTGTTTTTGTAGTGTGAACATAAGCTTAGATTTGTTAGCAAACTCAGTAGCATTTGTATTCCTACCAATAGCCATCTCAGCTACAGAACGTCCTCCATAAAGAGCACCTCTTAGTATATCAGTTACAGATTGCATACTTGTAGCATTAGCCCAACCAACTACGTTCAATGCAGTTGTACCCGGATGTGTAATTAACATACGTATAAGGTTCTGTTGCATACTACTAGTACCATCTACTATTTTATCTCTAATTGTTTTTGGTGTAGGGTCAAGAGTAGTATTTACTACAGTGTTTAATTTCTGTGATGCAGTCTTGTCTGGAGCAAACCTATTAGCAAGCTTTAAATCCTGACTTAACTTAGATAAAGTCTGCCCTTCACGACCCCATTCACTAGCCTTACTAGACAAAACATTTAAACCTTTATTTAAAGTCGTATTAAATTCAGGCACATTAGCCATAGTATTTTTATATAACTTAGCTACTTCTGTCTTTGCATCTTTAGGTAGTATCTTTATATTCTCAGTTAAGAAGTCTGTAAAATTAGCAAACTTATCTCCTTCATTAACTAATTCAATATTAAAATCTTCTAGTATAGTTTTTATACCTTTAAATTTTCCGTCTTTACTACCGTGAAGAAAGGCAGCAAGCCATTCATCTGTTCTAGGCTCTACATTTATACCATTTTGTCTACGTAAAGCATCCCCTTTAAGTACTTTCTTAGCCCAACGTTCAGAGGCAGTAGCACTCTTGTTAAGACTCTTCTGTAAAGCCTTAGCATTTATATTCTTAAGTGTAGCTTTGTTGGATTTAAGAGTAGTAGTACTGGCTAACTTCTTAGCATTAGCTTCAGCTACAGCTGCACCATCAAAGAAGCTCATAGCTAAAGGTAAAGATTCCTCTGTGTGTGGAGCTTTATTAAGTAAGCTTAGACCATAAGCTAATGACCCACCGAATACACCACCTATGCCTGTAACAGCACCTTGTACAACATTGTAGTCAGTTTGTACTCCACCCTGTTGTAATGCTTTCTGATAGACTGCATCTATAGTAACAGCAGAAGCAGAATCAAAAGCAGTAGTAGCAAGTATCTCTTTCTTGGTAGACTTTTTAACGCCTTCTGCAAATGCACCTTTAGCTACACCTCTAACCTTCTCACCTTTAATTATCTTACCTATGATACGGCGTTCTATTTGTTGGGCTTGAGCCTGAGCAGTTTTAGATGAGACATTCTTTATACCTTTCTTAGTTAGTTCCTTCTTAACCTGCTTTATAACAGCATCTTTAGCTAAGTTAGCCGCAACTTTAGTAGCACCGCCAGTGATTAACTTACCGAAACCTAGAGATAAAACGTTAACAGGATCTACTATTAGAGCACGAGCATAGTCACCTACTGCGTCAGCCTTTTGTGCAAAGGAATACTCTTCAGAGAATGCACCCTTCATGTTGTCAAACAGTTGATAAGCTTGACCTGCGGCTAACTTATTAGCCTCTTCTGCTTTGTTTAAGTAGGCTAACTCTGTGCCTGTCGTTACTGACTGACCAAAGTTAAACTTTCTCATGTGGTTTACAAAGCTATCTATAACTTCTTGCCTACCATGTGTGTCTTCTGTCATGCCAAAGCGTTGCTTCATGTAGTTACCTACAACAGCATAGTTATTGTCTTGCATCAGATCGTTGATAGTTTCTGCGCTAGACGTAGGTTGTAAGGCTTGTATGGTTTGAGATACAGGTTCTACTTCAAGTTCTAAACCCAAGTCTACGTCAATAAACCTAGAAGAAGTTTGCTTCTTATCTTCTTCCATAACAGGAAGTTCTAAACCCAAGTCTACGTCAGTAAACCTAGAAGATGTAAACTCGTTCATCTATTAATCTTTCTCTATTTTAGTAGGAGTTAGATCTTTATACTTATCATTTTTTTGTTGTAGCTCTCGTGCATATACACCTACCAGATAATCTACATCTGCTTCAGGATACTTCTCAAGTTGTTTATCTATTAGTCTTTTTATCTCTTTATCAAACTCTACTTGAACTGTATCGACTATAGAACCTGTTGCATCTGATACATCAGCCGCTTGAGCTTGACCTTCTAGTAATAGCTTTCTTTGATCTATGTAATACTGCTCTCTCTTTCGTTTATGTCCTACCTTTACTCTGCCTGATGGTTCAGGATTCTCTTTATCCCACTTCTTCATAGTAGATTCTAAAGCTTGTGATATTTCAGATTCAGACATAGATGGTAATGTTAAAGTCTTTACTATTGGTTTCTTTTTTTCTAGTTTATCACCAATAAATACATAACCTCCTATGAAATCTTCGTCTGCATCCATTTCTCCTACTGTTGTATATACAGGTATATCATTTATTTCTGGCATTTCGGGATCTTTAGCTACAGCTAAATTATAGTATTGTTGTTGCACCTTTGAAACTACAGGCTCAGCAACTACAAGATCTACATCATCGTCTGTAACCATAGGCTTTGCATCATCACCAAAACTAAAGTCCATATACTTTGTAGTCCAGAATGAGTTATTAGTTAACCCACCGGGGAACATTTTTTCATAATCCAATACTGCCTGAGCTGTGTCAGGTAATAACCTAAGTAGCTCTTTAGTATCCTTAGCCTCTACTGCTGACTCTATCTTATCTCTAAATAGCTTTTCTTCATCCGACATTTCTGCTAACTCATCAGAAGTAACACTAGAAGCCTTACGTCCTATGTTTAATATTTGATCTTCCATATAATTAAACATCTCTTTGTTTTCCGTAGGGCTATATACCTTAGGCAACAAGCTTCTATCTACAGGTAGAGGGCCTTTCAAAGAAGGCGCAGACGTTGACATGATACGCTTCAAGTCGTATCCTGAGTAACCGCCTATGTATGAGTCTGTCATAGAGGAGTCTGCCGCATTCGCATCTAATCCTAAGAAAGACCATATGCCTCTCTCCTCGTTCTTCTCTGGGTTGTCTGTCACACCATTCTTATACAGACCGAAGGACTTCCTAATCATATCATCGTATGTAGTACCACTAGGTCTATAATCTTCTGCCATAGTTACGTACTCGTTAAGTTGTTTCGTACTTAACTCATTAGGCTTGAAGTCTTTTATCTCGTTGTACAGGATAGCTAAACCTTGAGGCCCTGATGTATCTACTACAAAGTTTATATTGTCTTTAGTCATACCTCTGCCTTCTAAAAGCTTACCTATAGTAATAGCTTTATTGGCTTCTTCTTCTGTCTTCTTAACAGCCTGAGTACCGTAGGTCATGAGGTAGTCACGATCTTTAGCTCTCTTATCTCTTATGTATTCTTTACGTGCCGTTATTCTATCAGCCGCTGTACTAAAAAACCCTGTTGCAAAACTCATATCATACACCTCTGCTCATTAGGCCTTGGCCTCTATCAATAGGATTATCATCCATTATCTCTTGTTGTTGTTCTTCTTGTTCAGGAGTAGCTTCATCTTGCATAGTCTCTAAGGCTGACTCTTGAGATGAACCTAAGGCCTCTGTAGTTTCACGAATAAAGCTTTCATCACCTTTGCCTAGCTCTTCTTCTAATCTAGCCATAACTACATCTTTGAGTTTCTTCTCTTGTATCTCATCGTCTGTCTCATCATTACCAAAGGTATTCTTAAACTTAACACCTGCAGTAGTACCCATGTAAGCTATCTCTTCCTCTATCACAGGAGATATAAGTAAGCTTACGTCAATGCTATGCATACCGCTACCTACAGCACCAGTAAGAATGCTACGAGTTAGTACGTCTACAGGGAAGCCCATCTGTAATAAGTGCAGAACTGAATCTACTATAGGTTTCTCGGATAGTCTATCTAAGTGAAACACTACAGCCTCATCTGGATCTGTAATCTCAGGAGGCCTCTCCCACGCAAAGTTGTTAGGTTCATCAGTTAAAGATTGACCGGGGATTGGTGCTAATAGTGCCATTATATTATATACCTTTTTGGATTATTGATAGTAGCTAATTATGCTACCTTTGGTGATAGCTCCGTTACCTGCGCTACGCCACCCTTTGTTCTTCTTCCATGCAGGAGATCCTTTAGCATAGATTATTGTATCATCACTCTGATCTTTTAAGTTAGATGCTAGACCGGGTGCGGCTTGATACAAACCTAAAGGAATACTACTATCGTAGTTCCATCTAGTCAAGTACGTATCATACAAAGCCAGTTGTTCTGTAGGAGATTTATTAGCTATAGATCCATAGTCTATACCTGCTTCTTCTGCGGCTGTTTTACCTATTTGGAATAGGCCTTTGTAGCCACCTTTGTTTGTCTTGTTGTAAGCCCAATCTTTGTTCTCGCCATTGATAACTGCATACACTTCGTTAGGCGTTATATCGAACTTCTCAGCAAACATCTCTACAGCTTCAGGAAACTCGTCATCGCCTGATGCTTTAACTAAACCTGCTACTTGTTTACTAAAGTCTTTTGTGGATGCAGGTCTAATAAAGAAAGAATTAGCAGATGATTGTTCTTCAAGTTCGCCACTTACAACTTTAGGGTTTACGTCTGTCTCTTTAGTGTATGCTACCTTAGTCTCATCAGGAATAATACCAGAAGCTTTACCTACAGTAGATACTGTATTATCTTTAGCGTCACTACCTAACTCAGATATCCAACTCTTAGCAAAACCAAATAGATCAGATGCTAGACTAGAAGAGTCTTTGTCTTTATCTTTTCTACTACGTATAACACCAGTTCTAGATCCTTTGTCTACGTCTGACTTAAGCTTATCTACTTCAGATTGTGTGTCAGAAGTAATTCTTTGTCCTAAAGAGAAACCTCTACCTTTAGTTGCTGATACAGAAGAAGTCATGTCTGACTGTATCTCAGACGCTATCTCATCTGCTATTGAGCTACGAGTATTCTTACCGCCATATGCCATTATTTATTTACCTTTAGATTAACCGAATATTAAAGAACCAAGGAAGCTACCAAAAGCACTGCTCTTCTCAGCCTGAGCCTGTAGAGCTAGGGCCTCTTTCTGTGCATCAACTGTCATCTGTGTAAGTAAGATGTTGTTAGCCCTATCTGCTGAACTCTCTGACGACTTCCATGCCATAGACATTAAATCTCGTTCTCTTTGCCAGATCTGATCCATAGTAGATGCAGTAAAAGCATTTGCTATCTTAGCCGCTTCTTGATTAGCTAGGTTCTGATTGTTTGTATTTAGTGTAGCTACGTTCTGTCTCCACTGAGCGTTAGCTTGAGATATTACAAGTTGATTCGTAGCGTTAAACTTGTCTCTCTGATTCATCATATCTACATTAAACTTAGACATAGCATTCTCTTCAGTCACAGCGAACTGTTCCATAGCGTTCATCTGAGATGCATTAAACTGTTGTACTTGTGCTTGCATGTTAGCCATGAATTGTTTTGTCTGGTTCTCTGACGAAGCATTAAACTGTTTAGCCGCATTCTCTGCCGCCTGATCAGTAAAGATAGATTGTATTACGGACTGAGCCTTGAACAGTTCTGTTTGTTGACGGTTGCCTAAGTTAGCCATATCCATTTGTAAGAAAGACTGTGCATTCTGTACAGCCGCTTGTTGTTGGTTAGATAAGTTCTGTTGTTCTAGTGCAGAGATAGCCGCCGCTTGCCCCATCACCATAGCTTGTGCATTAGTTAGATTAGCTAAGTTCATAGAGTTAGCACTACGTGAGTTCTCTAATGCCACTTGTTGCTCAGCAGTAAAGTTCATATTAGCTATCTCACCAATACGAGCAGAGTTTTGTACCCTTGCTTGGAAGTCTTGTGTGAACTCCATACCCATGAACTGTGCTCTTTGTTCAGCGGCAAGCATAGCTCTAGCCTGACGGTTAGATAGATTAGCCATCTCAAACCCTGCTACAATCTGAGCATCTTGTGCGGCTATAGGTATAGCTGATTCCATTGCCGCTTGTATAATAGCTTGACCTGCCATAGAAGATGCACCTAAGCCACGAGCCGCCATCTGTGCATTAGCATTACGCATAGCTCCAGCCGCCCATGTAGGTGTAGCTCCGCCCTCAAAGTCTTGCATGAGAGTATCTAGTTGACCTTTAACTGTAGCCTGATCAGAAGGTGTAGCTGTAGCCGCCTGTATCTGTTCAGTAAACGTAGCCGCTTTAGCCGCATCAGCCGCACCAGAGATAATCTCTCCTGCTTGAATCTCCCGTTGTACAGGATTATTCATTACTGTAGCTGTACCTTGTGCCGCAGTTAAGTCCTTAACGTCAGTAGTCGTAGGATCTTTTGTAGCACCCTCTAGTATAGCCTGTGGTGTTAATTGACCTTGAGCCGCAGTTGTGGCCTCTGTAGCCGCTGTAATAGCCGGCTGAGTAGCTCCTGTTGTAGTTGTAGCTGTAGTAATAGGGTCTACACCTGCCGCTGTTGCTGTAGGTGCTACATCTGCAGTTGGTGTAGCTGTTACGTCTGTAGATAATTGTCCTGTTTGTTGAGATAAAGTAGCACCTAGCGTGTTAGGGTCTAGTTCAGCTACCTCTGCCTCAGTAGTAAGAGATGCAGGATCTACTACAGCCTTCTTTACTAGGCCACGAGTAGCAGAGTCCACCTCTGTTTGACCTACTTGTTGAGCACTTTGTAACTTAGTGTTGAGTGCTCTAACCTGATCATTAAATGCAGATGTAATCATACCAGAGTTATAGGTAACTGCAGGTTTAGGTACAGCTTGTACAGCCTGAAGCTTAAGTTGTAGAGATCCTATCTCGTCTGTACCTTCGTTACTTGTAGCAGAAACAGATTGAGCTATAGCCTTCTTATATTCAGATATTGCCGCATTGTCTTTGTCTACTACTGCCTCAGCTTGATTTAATAACTCCTGTGATGCATATTCTTGCCCTGCCAGTTCCGGCTTAGATGACTTAAATACAGGAGGTGCAGGTTGTGCAGTACCATTACCACCGCCTCCACCGCCACCAAAAACAGCCTGATCTCGGAAGTGAATACTTGGCATAAGAGGGTTATAAAGATGTCTGCTCATAATTTAAACTTTCTTAGTATGTCTGGTGGCTGAATCGTGCAGTCTACGCCAGTTGATCTTTTCTTTTCTTGTATAAGTATTGTGATATTCTTTACGTAACATAGACATTACCTGTCTTGTATGACCATAAGGTGCTATAAACTCTATACCCCAAAGCTCTTCTTTATTATCTGCTACGTAATCTTGTTCTGTAATGTAGTACTCGTTATTCAAGAAGTCTTTACCTGCTTCTTTATCTAACCAACACCATGTTATTAAACCTATAGGCTTGTCAGCTTGATAGTATATACGAATACGGTTGTATTTAATTGGAGCTATTAAGTATCTGTAGATATCATCTACGTTATATACCTTATGCCACTTACTCTGTTTAAATAACTCAAGCCCATCAGCTAGAGCCTTATTATTATCTATTTCCATTACTATAGTTAAACTCAAAACAACTAAAAAGTCAAGCTAATTCAGTCGGCTAAAGGATTATCTAAGGCTCTTTGTAGCTTGGCATTAAGTCTATCTTCTAGTTCTTTCATTGCTGAAGACTGTGATACTCTTACACGTTCTCGTTGATTCTCGAACCTTACCTCAGCATCATCTATCATAGAACGTACCTTGTCTTCATTATCACGTACCATATCTTCTACTCGATCTGTCTGTTGTTCTATTCTTAACAGATCATCTTTCAGACCATTCTTAATATCTCTAGTGTACTCTACACTCTCTTCAACCTTCTCAGATATACCAGACACTTTAGCATCCATTACATCCATCTGTTGTTGATATGCACCTAAGTCTAACCCTGCAACTTCTTCTATCTTTTGATATAGAGTAAAGCCACCATACAGACCACCAACTACTGTAGACAAGAAAGCTATTATAGCTAGTACTGAACTTGCTGTTAGTTTTACACCACCAGCTTTTACTTCTTTATCTGCTAGGCTTTCAACGTTTGTTAAATCTACCATTAGTTCTCAAAGTCCATACCACCTGACTGTTGCAGGTTCTTCAATGCTTCTAGCTCATTACGTAGTTGCTGTATCTCTAGTCTACGTTGAGCTAACTCTACCTGATACAAGTCGTCACAATTAATACGAGACTTAGGTTTATCAAGAGGTATAACAACACGGGCATACAATCCTACATCTTTACTTTGATGTGCAAAACTTGATGGACTAAATGTACCACCTACATTGTTGACTACACCTGTAACACCAAACTCTAAGTTTACACCACCACCTACAGCATTACTACAGTCTAAGTTACCTGCCCTAAATCTATCTGACTGATAGTTCATTGGTGGGTTAGGTAGTGTTAGAGCTAGGTTGTTACTCTCAGCTACTGCTGAACTAGCTACGACACATAATGCCAATGCTAATCTCATGCAGGTTCACCATCAATACGAGAGCATATCCTAGATACAATCAAAGTTCTTGACTGTGTGTTCTTCTTTACCTTTGATGTAGTACAAATATATGTAGCTTCATCTAAATCTAACTCACGTATATACACAATAAAATCTTTACGTTCTTTATAACCTACTTTGATGATCCTATACTTAGATGAGAATGGTATGTTTGTCCAGTTTAAATCAAATAAATCTATCTGATAATATTCTACATCTTCTCGTGAGTTAAATAAAGACATCTCTGCTTTAACTACACCTGTAACATACGTAGGCTTTAGTACTGGGTAGGCTGGTGTCATTTCATGTGCAGAAACAACAGTAGCCCAACCCATAAGTAATATGATCAGTTTACTTAGCAATACAACTCGCTTGTACTACAGCAACATAAGTACCACCAGTGAAAGGCTTTGAGGCGGCATAGGTTGCAGTCGAACTTGTAGAAAACCATGTGCTACCAGCAACAGTCAGATCAAACACGGTTGTGTTGTCATATACTACCTTTGCAGAATCATAACCTGACATACCTGCATCTGATGTTTTAGTTACAGATGTAGAACCTGTCCATGTTACATTGTCTGTCAATGCAGGTGATGATGTAAATGAAGTAGGATGAGTAATGTTAGCTGTGTAGTAATCTGCAATAGCTACATCAAATCTAATTACAGGTAACACACCACCATCAGAAGGTGCAGTACTTAGTACACTAGCTGAAGGGTTGCCGTATACACCTGCTTTATCTGTCTGTATGACACACTTAGCTGACACATTACCTGTAATATCTACATTAGCAAATGCAGGTAATGCACAAAGTGATAGTAGTGCTGTTAAATATTTCATTGTATTCCTCATTTGTTATACTGCATGTCTACCATTTTTTCATGTAGTACTTGTTGTGCTAAATTGTTTCGTAAAGCTTTCTTGTTGTCGGGTATAGTTCCATCTTTTAATCCAGCTGCATCGTTTAGTGTACCGCCGTTTATCTTTGCATTATAATACATATTGATATTAGTTTGTTTGTTTAAGGCTAGTATTATATCGCTTTGATTCTGTGCCTTGAATAGTGTAAGAGCATTAGCAGAGGCTGTTAATCCCATCTCTATACGTGTCTCTTCTTCTTCCTCTTCTTCATCTAATATAAGTTCACCATCTTCATCATACTTAAACTCTTCAGTCTCTAGTACCTCTACAACTGCATCATCTTCTAGTGCATTATAAACTACAACCTCTGGTATCTCAGGCATAGGCTTAATGTAACCTGCACAAGTAGGGTCAGACTGTGGATCATAACATTTGTCTAACCTGTAGTTGTATATTACAACAGCATCTTTAACAGTTCCTTCGCCCTCAACTTCAACAAACCCAGTACCCCATTTAGATGCTGGTATATTTGAAAGAGGGAAAGACTTAACAATAGTATTTCCGGGTACGCCAGACCAATCATCAGTCTCTCTAAATGTATAGCCATCTCCACTTGCGTTATGATTACCTACATGTACCTTCATGTCAGCATCTGGGTCTTTTACTGTAGTGTACCTATAAAGTAATCCATT